GTCGGCGTGACTACAAGGTCAAAGCCGCCTCAATTTCTTGACGAGAAGAAAAGCCCCATGCAGCGGCAGCTCCTGCATTCCATTCCTGACGGATGACTGCGGAGATGTAGCCTTCATCACCTGGCTGCAGTGTCTGGTCATAGTCCGCTGGGTACACGGCATCGTCAAAGGCGATGTAGTCGTTGAGCAGACTGGTGAGAAATGCAGTCCGCTCTGCACCTGCTTCTGTAGCAGTCAGGTCGGATGCAGTATTGACGATCAGCATGGTGCAGCAAGCCCAAGGTGTCTTAACCCATTCTGCCCGTCTCCATGTCTGATGTGCCCCATCCATGCAAGTTGCGAGCATTTCCAACCCTCATAGTCTTTGTTCTGAAGCAGTAGCTTGAGCCGCCTTCGCTGGCGAATCATCGACTGCCGCTTAACCAGCTTGAACTTCCGACGGATTCGGAATCCACAGAAGGTAAAGCCTCGCCCCACCGGGAGAAGGCTCCACTTCCCAATCTGCTGCCGCATCTCACTGGCAACAAATGCGCAGATCTCGTTCTTCAGAGCCATGCCATCCTCCTTGCTGCTCACAATCACGGCAGCATCGTCCATGTAGCGTACGAAGCCCCCTATGCCTTGCTGCGCAATAAAACGATCCAACTTGCCGCCCCAGTAGTTGCAAAAGCATTGGCTAGTCAGCGCTCCAATCGGCAATCCTTTGGGTTGCACAGATAGCACCTGCTCTATTAACAGCAACGTGCGTCGGCAAGTCACCTTCTTGGCCAGATGGTCTAGCAGCAAGTCTTGCGGGATTGTCGGGAAGAACTTGCTGAAATCCACATGCAGCACCCACGCATCTGGGTTTTGGCGCATCAACTGCTGCATCCGCGTTACGCACCTGTGGGTGCCTAACCCAACCCTGCAGGCGAAGACCTGAGGCATCATCGCCGAATCCAAGATTGGCCCGACCACCTGGATCAGCGCATGATGCAACACGCGATCTCGAAAGCTTTGGCAAGCAATCGTGCGCTTTTTGGGATCACTGATCTCAAACACAAGCTGTGTGTCTGGATGCCAGCCACCTTCAATCAATCGCAACTGCAAGTTGCGCAGATTGTCTAGCGCATACTCCTTAAACCTTAGATAAGAGCTGCTGTAGCTCTTGCCACGCCTTGCCTCTGCATAGGCCATCAGAAGATTGTCCCATTGATAAATCTGCTCGTACAAATTGCGAAATTTCTTGCCCATTGGAAGGTGACGGCAGGTTTCGATGGGCTACTCCCTGCCATTGCCACCACTCGGCCATGAGTTTGCCGAAGCTGGACTTGATGGCTGGCACCTGGTTAGCACCGGCCTGCTGCCCCATGGAAACAGCAGAGCGTGAAGGTGTTTGGCAGTGGCCACGGCCGCAAAGCGAGCCCCAATGTTGTTGTTGGAGTTCCAAGGAGTGTTGTTCCAGTTCGCACAACGTGAACCGGAGTTCGACGTGTTGTTCCAGTTGCCCCCGAGGATGACGGCGCTCCATCAAGCCCGCTCTATTCTGCCTCCATTTTTCTGGTCATGCAGCCTTTTAATCCAACTTCCAAGCATCGAGCCAACTTCGCCTAACAAGGCTTGGCTTGTTTCTAGTTGATGCTCTGTGATCAGCTTGCGCTTGTGGTGGATCATGAAGCGAAGCTGCAACCGCAACTGACCCAAGCCGCCATCAAGCACGTAGCAACGGCTGAGCTGATTGGCCTTAATGGCAGCGTTAAGCTGTTCAGCCACCAAAAACAACTGGCGGATAAACAGCTCTCGAAAAGTGCCGTGCTTCCTTGGTATTGTTTGGGCAAGGGGGTAAAGGTAGTCAATAACACGCTCGTACTTTTCGACCATATAGAGGCCATGAGCCTCCTTGGATGGATCCGCAGAGGCTCGTTTACTATTCATACAGGTCGGCCCTGACGGGCCTCCTAACCAAGTACCAAGTGCCCGGCCGCAAAGCGAGCCCCAACGGAGCTGCTGGAGTTCCAAGGAGTGTTGATCCAGCTCGCACAACGTGAACCGGAGACCGACGTGGCGCCCCAGCCGCCCCCGAGGAGGACGGCGCGAGCATCTGTTGAAAAGACGCTGCCACGACCTTCGGTTTGTGCTGTAAAAGAACCTCCGCTGCCATTACCACTTGTATCCGCGCCCCATTGATACATCACACCAGTTGCTTGAGCTAAGCCAAATTTGCTCACGCGCTCCCACTGGACAGTGCCAGCATCAGTGCCACGACTGCCAGCTTCAGGCGCTCCAAAAGCAGCGGCTGAAAACTCTGCGTAGAAGGGCAAGCGCTTGCCAAAACTGGCAGCCATTTCCGATGCTTCGTACCATGTAAAACTTCCATAGGTTGTACTTCCATTACCCCCGTATTGAGCAGGTACAAGTGGAGCACTAGAGCCATCAGCAATGGTTAAAGATATTTTGCTGCTTGGTACTGCAGAAAACGTGCTGCCCGCATAGCTTGTTGCGCCGGTGAGATAGAGATCAATCCAGAATGCATCGTTGATGCACGCCATACCTCTTGGATCTGCGCAGCTTGGCCGGTAGGTCAAATCCCAAAGGCTGAACTCCAGAATCTCAGCGCTAGCTGTTGGACTGCCGTTATTGATCGCCGTTGGCCGGCCGCTAGGAATGTAATGAAAGCCGCCCACAACCGAGCCTCCCGTGGCTCCCGCAGGAGCCGTTGTGAAGCTGGCGTCAGCCACAAGAGCAGCCGTAGATGGATTCTGCCAGATGGCATAGTCAGTATTATTTGTAAAGCTGCCTGGCATTGTTACCGCCGTAGCTGACTCATACAAATGCCCATTTAACACCGCACCAGCCGCAATGCTGATGGTGGTGGCAGCGGTTTTGTAGAACAGCGATCCGCGATACAACGCCGGCCGGCGGTTGTACAGCACAGCTCCGCCCGTAGCCAATGCTGCTATTGCCTGCGCTGTACGCAGGGGATTCATAACTTTGGTTGTGTTTGTCCCGGCCTCTGCTTCCGCCTGTGACGCAAAATCGGCAGACTTCAGAAGCGTTGAGTCGAAAGCCTGAACCGTTGATCCAATGTCACTATCAACCACGACATTGGAGCCGCCGTTCTGCAGGGTGCCTGTGAAGTTGGCGGTAGCAGCGTCGTATTTGGCCGTGTTGGCATCATGCGCCTGCACGGTGCTGCCCACATCCGTGCTGGTGAGCAGGTTGTCCACCGACACCGTTTTGGTGCTGGTGGTGATTGCATCAACCTTGACAGTACCGAAAGCCATCAGACAATCACCCAGGTAGCGTTTGCTGGAACGGTCACGGTGTAAGTGGCCGCAATTTCAACGGTGCCGACTGATAAGGCATTTTTGCCCGTTGATAATTCGTAGTTGCTGCTAATGACCTGTGAGGTTTCCGTCACAGGTCCAGTTGCACCACCGCCGGACAATTCGACGATGCTTGCGGTGCCGTTGTCCTTTTTGGTGTAAAGCTTGCCGTCGTAGGTGTTGAGCGCAAGCTCACCCAGCTGCAAGTCACCGACAGCTGGTGTTTTACCCGCGACGGCAGAGCGCCGAAGCTTGATCGTATTTGCCATGTGGCGTCCTTAGGTGGCTATCTAGCCGGACGCACTAGCTTTCCGGGACGATCAGCAACCCATCGAACCAGCACCAAGTAGGGCGCTAAGCACCATGCTGGTGAGGCCAAAGATCCAGAGGTAGCTGCCGCCATCCAAAGTGATGCCGTCGATGGTGCCACCAGTGATGGCCACGTTGTTGGCGTTCTGGGTGCTTAGGGTGCCCAGGCCGGTGATGTCGGTGTTGGGAATGGTGGCCGATGCGGTGAAAGCACTGGTGCCATTACCAACCAGATAACCAGTGAGGGTGGTTGCGCCAGTACCACCAAAGGCCACCCCAATAGTGGAGGCATTCCAAACACCGCTGGTGAGGGTGCCAACCGAGGTCAGGCTCGAACCGGTAATGCCTGTGCCAAGCGCACTGCCCGAGAGAACGGTGGTGCCGTTAACGCGATAGACCTTGCCGCTAGCGACATCAATGTCTTCGCTGGAAGTCCAGCTGTCGGTGGCATTGATCCAGTTAAAGGTCTTTGTCGTCGCCCCCAAAAGGCTGATACCACCACCGTCAGCCGTGGTGTCAGTGGGAGATGCAACATCGCCCAAGACAATGTTTTTGTCATCAACCGACAGCGTCGTGCTGTTAATAGTTGTCGTACTACCGTTGACGACCAGATCACCGCTGATCGTCAGGTTGCTGGTGATGGTGCCACCACTGATCGGCAGATAGCTGCTGCTCAGATCAGGGATGTCACTAG